ATGTCCTATTCCGATCCCAGGCATCGCCACGGTCAGCGCCTGACCCAATGGCTCGCAGCGATCCGGCAGCACGCAGCATGGCTGTATGCCGCGGATGAGCAGTACGTGTACCTGATGGGCGAGGCCAACGATCACGGCATGCTACTTCAAAGCCCGAGAAATTCTATCACTCTCACTCGCATGAATAGTTACCGCATCTAGGACTAGAGTACCACCGACTGTTGGGTCTGTTAGAAACTTATCGAGGTACAGACTAACTGCGTCACGACTCACCCGATGACTTGGGGAGATATGAGCATCATCTAGAACATTCAAGCCTATCCTCACCCACTCTAGACATTTAGAGTACCAAGCGTTGTTCAAATCCCAAACGACTTGCACCCCACAACAGTCAGCCGAGCCATTTACATTATACGGGAAGTATAACGGAGCCCAAGACTCTCCTCTACCCAAATGAATCGAGGTTGGCTGGTAGCCAGTAGCATACATAAAGAACGCACATGTAAGACACGAAGCCATTTTTTTTGTTAAGTCACCCACTGCGACCTCATACGGCTCACAATTAGGCCCAAGATCATAGGCTTTGTAGATCGCTTGAATCATACCATGCGTATACATTGCAACATCATCTTTACCGATATCATTTACAAAAACCATACCAGCATTACGCATTGAGACAGTAATGAAGTCAGCCTCATTTAAACCCTCACAACAAGGCTCTGATGCTAACTTATTCGCCCTCTCCCCTCCTATCATTCCCCATGGAACATAAGACTCTTTATCAAGGCGCCTCCTATTTTTCCAGAGAGGGCTTTCTGATGATGGAAGCCATCTTGGGTGAGTTGGAGTCATTAACATATACGGTGTAGGAGCACGAAATCGAGCAGTAGAAAGAGGGCCTATAGGATCTGTATTACCCTCGGTATTTTTATTATCGACAAACCCCGTGTAAGCCCCTCGCCCCGTGTACTGAGCCACTGATAGAGTTCTAATCCTCTCCCACAACTCCTTACCTTTCTTTGACAACTCAGGAGCCGATATAGTTTTTGGGGGTTTCTTTCCGGCAGCTTTGTAAACCCCCATAATAACGGAACCTGGATTATAACCAGGACTGAGCCCCACATTAACACCAACAGAAGATAGCTTATTTTTATTCAAGTAGCTATTAATAGCCACACTCATCTTTCCGACAGTCTCCCTAAACTTCCTTCCCTTACCAGGATTACTGACAAAATCTAGAGGATCCATGTCAAACTGAATTGGAAGGCCAGTATCCTTTATATACCCGACTGCGAACCCCAAAGCTGCCGCAGTCATGATTACATCAGCCTCAACTTCTGGATTACCATCCTCAGTAACAATTCCCATTGTGCGGCGAAATACTTTACTTCGTCGCGCAGGAATAGACCATAAGAGAACGGCATCTAATTCCGCCACCACCAGAGATACAAAAATATGCTCTCCACCTTCGTCAACACAGATAACAAACTTCTCCGCCACCCCCCTTAAGCTTAAGCTCTCTTTTATCTCCCCATACACGAACTGCAGTTCTGAAAACACATCACAATTAAAACCATTACACCTAAAGGCATTAATCCGAGCTATATATTCTCCAAAATCCGACACACCTTTAAATTCAGCTACACGACTGCAATCACCCTTCTTCAGAATAGACTTAAAGCCAGCCAAATCAGCATTAATACGCTGCATACCCCCCCCTATTCATATCACATTAGAATCACAGAATCCCCCCCCAAGCAAACCTAGTCAACCTATCAAAAAAAACAGTCAAATAAAAATGACAAAACACATATGCCTCGCTAGAATTAAAAACGCCTGTACAGGCTCACAAAAATCAACCACTTAGAGAAAAGTTGAATCAATTATGAATGAACTCCAAGAAATCACTGACGCCTGGGGAAAGTGGCTGGCACAAAGAAGCGGCACCTCACTGCACTTCACTGCTAGCACAGTCTACTCAGGGGATCATCTCTCCCCTTACAAAGAGTATCAAGTCTCCACTAAAATCTTAGCGGATCATGTCACGATCACTAACAGAAAAGTAATAGGCACAGAGAGCAGGCTTGAGGAAATCCATCAGACTAAAAACGTTACAAGCCTCGAGCAAACAAGCGAACTAGACATTACTTACGACATCACAAACACGCATAAAGTTTCTATAACCCACGCTCTAAAGATCGGAGTGAAAGTTGGTGGAGGAGTCAAAATACCACTAGTGGCAGACGGCAAACTTGAAATCAACACAGACTACACCCATACAAACAATAATGAGACAGTAGAGTCTAAAAAGCACTCATTCACATCAAAAATACCAGTAAAGATCCCTCCTCATAGAAAAATCATGGGAAGAGGATCTTTTACAGTCAAAAAAGTTGTTTCCGAATGGGAACTCCCCGTACTTCTCCAAGGATATGTTGCCGTGAGGTTTCATGAATATAGATATTGGAACACTACTGAACCGCATGCTTTATGGTTCATTCCGATCGAGACTGTTATCAGTGATTGCTCTTGGCATGAAATCATTGACATAACGGGTTATAAACCTGTAAGCGGCGGAGTACACGCTATAGTTCGAGGAGAGTGCACATCAAGTTTCGGCACTGAAATAGAAAAAGAGCTAAGAGAGGGAAACTTTGACGATACCTGGGACGACCTTGACCCACGCAAAGCAACTTACTATAGCAGCAACCAATTAGCCAGCAATCAACATCACATCATTATAACCCCCGGCTGCTATTCAAATATTAGATTTGCTGATTAGCAATCATTGAGGTTTTTGATGAGTCCGAGCTTGTATCTTGGTACCCTCATCAGAACCTTAACTGGTAAGAGAGGTAATCTGCGGGTCCAGCAGTACTGCAATTACCTCTTTAACTACATGCCGCCAAGGCGGCCTGGAGCTCCTCCTCATACCCGATCCGCTGTCGGCGTTCTGCCAACAACGCTCGGACCTTGGTCTGTAGGTCGTCGCCTTTCCGCAGCCCTGCCGTGGCCCATACGGGCACCTCCACCGCCGGCACTCGGCACGGCACCGCAACGGGCACTTCTACGCGCACTGTGCGCGGCTCGGCTTCCTGCCGTCCGGCGCATCCCGCCAGCGTGAACACCAACCCCAGCACCTGCACCACCTGCACCACCTGCATCTTTCGGCTGCACCTGCCGGAAATCGCTGCACCTGCAGTCTTTCGCCACGCCTGCTGCTTCATAGGCCCAACTCCTGATCGATGACCACTTCGGCTGCCAGGCACTGATCACCAGCGGAGCGCTCACGCAACAGGCGCTGTGCCGCGGCATACTGCTCCGCGGCCTGCTGCCGCCCCCGCTCCAACGCCTGGGCTGCATCCCGGGCCCGCTGTTCGCTGGCCAGGCGCAACGCGGCAACCTGCCGGACCTGCTCCGCTACCGTGGCCTCCAACTCTCCCAGGGCGGCATGGCAGGCAACTAGATCCGACCGCGCAGCATCGAGCTGCGGCCGGTAGTGCCGCGCGCCGAGCCAGACACCACCGGCGGCGCCGAGGCCGACCAGTAGCAGGCAGACCAGCGCGACCGATAAAGCACGGGCGGAGATCACGACAGCACCGCCCTGGCCCGCTGCCACAACACCAGGCGCTCCGCCTGGCCATTCATGCCGCCGTTGATCCGGCGGGTAATGGCAGCGAAATCGCCCCGGTCGGCCAACTCGTTGAGGTCGTGGCTGGCCCACCACCAGGCCGCCGAGATCGCCGCCCACTCCGGTTGCTCGAGAAGCTCGGGTTCCTGCTCCAGCGGCTGGCCCAGCCCGGCACCAGCGGCGCGGTAGTTCGCCCGGCCGGTGATCTGCAGCAGCCCGCGCCCACGGTACCGCCAGCCGTCGCCGGACGCCTCGTCTCCGTTGCCATTGCGCGAGGCATAGGTGTTGTTCGCGATAGCCTGCGGATGCCGTGCCAGGTTCAGAGCCAGAGCGTTCGGCTTGCCGTCGGCGCCGCGATAGCGGCTCGGCCATGTCGCCGCCAAGCCTTGGGCGCTGTAGTTGAGGTTCTCCACCAGCCAGGTCAACTGGCTGCTTTCGTGGCCGACCTGAGCGAGGAACGCCGCGACCCGCACCGGCGAGGTAATGCCGAAGCGCTCCATGGCTACGTTCAGTGCGGGCACAAAAACGCCGGCTTGCGGGCCGGCGTTCGGAAATATCTGCAGCAGCTGCTGCTCGGTAATCAGCATCGGTACTCTCCAGTAACGTTAATGCTCTGCTATCGGTAGGCGTGAAGGGGTTCCGGTTTGCTATCGTTCGCCTGCCAGGTAGGAGGCGAACCACGATGAATAAACGGATGTTGCCCGGGCTGCGCGCCCATGTTGATCAGCTCTTGCGTGATGGCTGGTGGATCTCCGCACGCGATCCGCTCACCTTGAAACGCGGGTCCGACCGCCTGCAGTGCCTGGACGGCATGCTGTTCGGCTCGGCTCAGTCAAACCTCGATATCAAACTGGGGGAGCTGCGGCGCCGGGCCGGTCACCAGGCCATCGCTGATGAACGCCATCTGCCCGGCCTGCACCGCCGTGCCCCGAGCCGAGATCACGACGTTGTTTCGCAGACGGACGCGGCAGGTGCCGGCGCCCTCGTCGACGTCGATCACCTTCCCCACCGTGCGCGCGCCGCCCGGTAAGAGTCCGATGAACCGACGCCAGGGGTTGACCGTCGCCATCAGGAACCTCCCGGATAGTGGCGCTCGATGCGCAGGGTCTGCCAAACGCGGCTAGCCCCTACCCCCTCGGCCGAGATATCGGTAGCCAGGCAAAGACCGCGCCACGTCGCCTGTTCGTCTCTCACCTCGACCAACATGCCCGGCTGCACCAGGCCCGGTACCCCATCATCCTTCTGGAACAACGGGATACGCCGCGTCTCGATCGCCTGGTTACCGCCCTTCGATAACTCGCAGATCCCGCGCGAGCGTGCCACCTCGGTGCCGGTCATCCAGTCCTCCATAACATCAGGCGCCGACTCCTCGCCGGCGGTACCGGCGCGCCGCACCTGCACGCTGACGCCGTAGCTGGTACCGCTGACGTAGACGAAATTCCATGCCGGCTGGGGACTCCACTCGCTGCCCCACTCGGCGACGATGGCGGCCGGGATGATCCGGTCGGGAATCGCGGTGTCCCAGTACCAGGTCGCCTCACGATACCGCGGCAGGATCGTCACCGAGTCGTCCATCAGGCCCGGCCGCACGATGCCGCCGGCGACCTCGGCCAGCTTGACGATGACCTGCATCGGCGTCTGGTCCTGGTAGCTGAAGGCGCCGGCCGGCAGCGTCCAGTCCGGCGGCCCCATGTTCTCGACGTCCCAGGACACTGAAAAGCCGGTGTACTGCAACTGGTCGTCGACAACCTGACGTGCGTTCAACGGCGCCGTGTTCACCGCGCTGCGCTTCGGCGCATAGGGCGCGTCCAGCAGTTGGGTGCGGCTCGCGCCGCTGATGGTGTAGCGCTCGCTCGGATGCTTGCCGCTGCCGCTGTAACGCTCGACCAGAAACCGCCAGGTCCAGCCGTTGATCTCCAGTTCTAACGTCTTCGGCCCGTTGGCATCGGGCGCCGCCAGGTCCAGCGAGGTGCGTCCGAACAGGTCAGCCGAGAACGACCAGGCGAACGAGTCGATATCCAGGCCGATGCGAATGCTGGTCGCATCCAGCGGCGTGCGACTCGGCAGCACCACCAGGGTGACCGTGTTTCCTATCATGTAGGTCTCCAGTATCTCGGGCTCGGTGGGTGGATCTATCGGCACCACCGGCCCCGGATAGTCAGGGTAGATAATGCCCGTCGGCACCGGATCGGTCGGCCGCCCCCATGCCCAGGGAATCCGCCGCAACGCATCGAAGCGGGCCGGACTGCCGTAGCTGCTGCGCGCCCCGGCGTCCACCGGCCGGATACCACGGACCGGCGCCACGTAGCGGAAATCGAAGAACACGTCGGGCGTGTTCGCTGGGGTGTAGCGGATCGGGCCGAAATTGAAGTCGAGCAGGCCGGTCGGGATGTAGAGACTGGCACGCCTCTCCGAGAGCGCATCGCGGAAGCGGTCGAACTCGGCCGAGCGCCGCCAGCCGGGCGGACGGCCGGCGTCCTTGGGCGACGGGCGCGGGTTGTAGATCAGCGACAGGCGCCGATCACGCGGGCGCAGCGTCCGATCCCAGCCTAGCTCTCTCTCCACGTCCAGCACCCGGGTACTGTCCCAAGCGCTGCGGGCTGCCGCGTTGCGCTGCTCGGCGTGCTCCCAGCCACTCCCCCAGCCCGCATCACGCACCGGTACACCGGACCAGCCACTGGCGCAACGCCGTGCCAGGGGCCGGCCGGAGCCCCACAGCCCGGCGCTACGCGCATCGGCAAGCACCAGGCGCTGCCAGCGCAGCGGGACGGCGCGCACGGAAAGCGGCGCCGCCCTCTGCCAGGGGGCGCCGAAACTCGCATTGATCATAGAGCCTCGACAGGAAAGGGCCCGTGGCTGAGCGGGCGGTAGTAACGCGTCGCCTGCAGACGGGCCGTGCCGACCTGGCGGCTGGGGTTGTCGCCCTCGATCGGCCACCACTCCGGCTCAGCCACCGGCAGCACCCCGGCCTCGGTCACCTCGTAGAGCCAGCCAGAGAAGATCGTCGGACGCACGCGCTGGCCCAGGCTGACGGCGAGACGCGGCTCGAACACCGCGCCCCAGTCATCCAGCCCCATCGCGTAAGTGGTCCCGCCGGCCGTCACCTCCAGAGCGATCTCGGCGCGCCCGGACTCGGCCGTCTGCCCCACGCCGGCCACCCGCCATTCGCCATCGAGCTTGCGCTCGATGACCACAACCTGGCGCGAGGCCGCACCGCCGTCGACCGTGACGACCGCTCGCACCTTCGCCGGGTCGGTCGGATCTCGACCGCCCGAGCCTTCGGTCAGGTCATAGGACAGCAGGCGCGTATCGGCATCGAGGACCGGCCAGCGAATGATCCCCAGGCGCGGGTCACCTTCGTCGGTGACCTGGATCACGAACTGTCCGCGCAGGCCCGATGCCTCGAAGCGCTGCACCGTCTCGCCCTCGTAGACCTGAAAGGTCGCCGTCATCGCGGTCGCGGTGACCACCGCCCCGCGATACAGCGTGGCGATCTTGCGCGCCGGAGTCTCCTCCCCTTCGCGGGTGACCTTCACGGCGAGGGTCTGGTAGATCGCCTGCCCGGCCCCCGACCAGGCGACTGCCACCGGCGGGCGAAGGGTCTTCGGCCCAATGCCGAACCGCTGCAGCCAGGTATCGGGCCGGATCTGGACCGGCGGCACCACCTGCAGCATCAGCGCGCTCATGCTGGCCACCACGCCGGATCCACAGACAGGAACCAGAGCCCCCAGCGGTCCATATGCACATGGTAGGTCTTGCCATCCATCTGGACTGCCTCCGCCACCGCCGTTGCGCCCAGGGACAACCCCAGCCGCTCCAGCAGATGTCCGTGGCGGTAATGGCCCAGGATCGGGTCGAAACACACACCCTTCAGGCGGCCGACGTAGTTCGCGCCATTCGTCACATAGGGCTGCTGCATCCGCCAATAGGGTGGGTTCTCTCCCTCCGTCCGGTCGTAGTAGGTGCTCTGATACTGCATCTGGTCCATCAGCGCTCCCACGCTGGGACCGCCACCCTGGATAATCTCTCCCGAGCGCTGGTCACGCAGCGAACTGAAGCCACTCCCGAAGGACCAGTTTCGGCTGTACCCCGTTGTGTTCTGGTAACCCTGGGCACCGCCGACGGCAATAAACCCCTGAACGCCGGAGGCGCCGCTGAAGCTCTCGTACTGCCCGACGTAGAGGCCGAGCTGGTACGCCTCGCTCGTGTTTTCGTAACCGGTGGATTGGAGGACGCAGAAGATGAACGTCTCGGCGTCCGCACAGATCTGCCAGTACGTCGCATGGTTCCAGTACATGTACTCCAGGTAGATGACATGAGCGTCATTGCTGGTGGGATTGGTGTCCGCCGACCAGGTACGTGACCGCGTATTGACGCCCTTTGGGAGCGGAGTGCTGATATCCAGCATGCCCTCATGCACATAGACTGCGATGTAGTCGTTGACGCTGCCGCTACCGGTTAAGTGCCTGTAGAACGTCACCTGCGCGCAGTTGGACGCCGGGGCCAGGGTGATGGCGGTGTCGAACTCGCTTACCACGGTCCACCCTGCCGGTGGCTTGTTGCCGTAGCCATCGACCAGCGCCGCGCGCAAGTAGCTCTTGAACTTCTGGAACGGCGTCACCGCCGACGGGAAGAGCGCCGGTGGTGCGCCGGCGTCCCGATAGCTGTACTGTCGAGCGGTCATCAGTCCGCGTCTCCTCTGATCTGCAGGTGGAATTCATCGTCCTCGACGGTGCCCTTGCCGCTGAGTACCGTCCGCACGATCCACATCGGCCCCAGGCACGAGTCGGTGTTGAAGCGCACCGCGTTGCCGGCCGCCCAGCCACTGCCCCAGCCTTCCTTGCGGATGGTGAAGTACGGCGTGTTCGTCTCCGGGTTAATCGGCGCCGTGTCGGTGGTGGTAGTGCCGTTGGCGATGACCCCCAGCTTCTCCTCCACCACGCTGAAACTGGTCGAGGAGTTGAACACCAGCGCCCACTTCGCATCGATCGCACCGCGGTTGGCGATCAGCGGCGGATAGGCGAGGCTGTTGTAGTTGGCGGTGGTCCCGTCGCCCTTGGGCTCGTCGGTCCAGTTCGGCGAGCCGATATCCCAGGTCCGCTGGGTGAACCAGTGGTGCAGCCGCGCCTGCAGGTCGCCCCAGCTCAGCGCACTGGACGCCAGCGTTTCGCCCGCCGGCAGATCCCAGGGCAGCGGCGAGGAGATTCCCAACTCGCCGTTCACTTGGACCTCGGTGCAGAGGGTCATGTGCTCGACCCGGTCGCGCACCACCAGCGGTAGGGTCAGCGGGTTGCCCTCGGCATCCTGCAGGACCAGCGGGTTGGCCCAGGTCACCCGGCCGCGTTCCAGGTCGACACTGTAGCCCGCCGAGGCCAGTTCCACCGCGTTGGCGTCCACCACCTTGATCTCGGTCTGCTGGTCGCGGCCGAGCTGCAGCACGCCGCCAGCTTGAGGACTCGGCACCGTGGTCTCGGCGGTATGGGCAACCACCATCACGTCGCCCTCGCGGAACACTGGCACCCGCCCGTCCGCCGGCAGTCGCACCGGGTCCAGGCCCAGCAGGGTGGCGTCCAGCGGCAGCGAGGTGAAGACGACCGCGTTGTAGCGCAGCAGCAGCGGAATCACCGGGATATCGCTGGCCCCAGTGGTGTCCTCCAGATTGCTGGTGAAGCGCAGCCGGACGATGCCGGTCACGATATCGACGCTACCCTTGATCACCGCGCCATTGAGCTTACCGTTCGCGTCCGCCGTGGTGGTCACGATCTGCGCGGTATCCAGGCGAACCGCCGTCACCTGCAGGCTCGCAGAACGCAGCGGCGCCCCCGGCGTGCGGAAGGTCATGCTGGTGACGCTGAAGCCGGCGTTGGTGGTCAGGCAGGCCAGCAGCGTGACCGTCGGCGCCGCCCCCGAGCCATAGGTATTCAGCGTCGCGGTACGGCCGGCGTAGTCCACCGAGCCGACGGCGATGCCGGCGTTGGTGCTGCTGTTGATGTTCTTGTAGAGCACACCGGAGCGGTCGACGTAGACCTCGCCGGCCCAGGTGAACACCAGCGAGCCCGGCAGGATCGGCTCGGCCACACCAGGCAACAGGTCCAGGGTCACCGGAGCGACAGTCTGCGAATCGGTCTGCTCGCCGTACTCGACGCCGCGGCTCTGCGCGCGCACGCTCAGCGTGCCGCCGAACCCCTCCAGCAACGTGGTATCGGTGGCCACCAGACGCAGCCTCTTCATACCGAAGTTGTCGACCGTGTCGGTGTAGTAGGTGTACTCCTTGAACACGTAGTTGCCGGCCACCTTCAGGCTGAATTCGCCGGTCTCGTAGTTGATCGTCCCGGCGCGCCCGGCCCAGCCGCCGGCGGCGTCGTCGGTCACCGAGTTGTCCACGGTGATCTCCGATTCGAAGATCGGCAGCGCCCCGGTGCCCATGTCAGCACCGAGGGTCGGTGCCGCCTGGCGACGCTTGGTGATCCACGATAGGCGCACGCTGCCCGCCTTGAGCGGCGCCCCGGGGAGAGTGCCGATGCACATGCCGGTGCTGTCGGAGGTCACCGCCAGCGGGCTGTCGGTCACGCTGCCCTGCTGGTAGGTATGCACGATCCCACTCCCGGCATCCGGGGTGGCGCTCAATTCCATGCTGACCTTGCCGTCGGCATAGTTGATCTGGCCGCTGCCACCGGTACCGCTGAGCGAGCCGTTGCCGCTATCGAGCACGGTGCGCTCTACCCCGCCGACCTTGAACGTCGCCTTGTAGGAGCCGGGCAACAGCCCCTGGTGCGGCAACGTCCGGTTGATCCGCGCGCGCGCCTGCACGCTGGTGCCGGTGCGCTGGGTCAGCGCCGCATCGTTCTGCCCGACGTAGGCGTAGATCAGCGAACTCCCCACGTCCGGCAGCGCGCTCAGGGTGATGGATACCGAGCCGGTCGCGAAGTCCACCGTGCCGGTGCCTTCCCCGGCCAATTCGCCGTTGCCCTGGTCGCGGATCTCCTGCCATTTGCCCAGGGCGAGGAACGAGACCACCAGGGTGCCCGGCTGGGGCGGCGCTTCGGACAGCGACAGGGTGTAGACGAAGCCGCGGTTGCCCAGTTCGATAGGGATCTCCCCGGTCACCGCTTCGCCCGTCGCCGCCGCGGCAGGCTGGTAGGTGGCGCTCGCTGTCCCGCTCCAGCCGCTGCCGGAGGCCGCCATCTCGATTGCGCCGCTCTCGTAGTCGACGGTACCGCTGGCAATCCAGTTCGAACCGCTGATGTAGCGCAGGCCTCCCTTGCGGTCGTCGGCGAACACACCGCCGCCGGCGCTCAGCGACAGCGAACCCGGCGCGCAGCCGGTGCCGAGGAACGTCCGCGACCTGCCGCTGCCTATGTTCGCGACATTCAGGTTGACCGTCCGCGCCGGCCCGGCCGCAGCGAACAGGCGCCGCTGGTAGCCGGCCAGTTGGTCGACCAGCGCGTTCTCCCGGGTGGTGCTGGGCACCAGCTGGGAATAGACCGACTTGACCCGCAGGCTCAGCGCGCCGCGGCTGACAGCCTCGGCCAGGGGGCTGATGCCGTAGTACCGCGCGGCATCGGCGACCTGGGTGCTGAGCACCTGGCTTTTCGGGCTGGTGGTACCGCCTGGAGTCACCTGGCCGCCGGGGAAGGTCGCGCCCAGTGGCGCGCTGATCGACAGGTCCAGCCGGCGCCGGGTGAAGTTCACGAAGTTGCCGTTGCCGTAGTCGTGGGCGAACTGTTCCAGCCGCGCCTCGACGTCGGTGATGCGGACATACTGCGAGCGCGACTCGAACACCAACTGATAGACCTCGCCAATCTCGGGCAGCCGCTGTTCTTCGCGCTGCACGCAAGCGATGGCGCGCTGGCCCTGCAACTGGTTGCCCAGCAATTCGAACGAGGCGGACACGGCCGGCACCACGAAGGACTCGATGGCGTTGCGCGCGTCGCGGCGCTCGTCGGTCTGGCTACCGGTGTTGAACAGCAGCACCGAGACACGCGGATCGGCCGGCGCCCGCGTGACGATGGCATGAGCGCCCAGGTACGGCTCGGCGCTGTTCGAGCTGATGCCGGCGAAGGCCTTGCGCAGGTTGATCCGGCCGATGGTCCGGTCCAGGCGCGAGATATCGGGAAATAGGTTGTTGATCTCGCGATCCACCACGGCCTGCCCGGTGGCACGGCCGCCGCCGTCGTCCTCATCGGTGAGGCGCTGGGATTTCAGCAGCTTTACATCATCGACGGTGATCGTCATGGAACACTCCAGCCAGAAAAGAAAACCCCGCCGAGGCGGGGTGTGGGATCAAGGATCGGGGGTGGGCGGCGCCGGGGGCGGCGCTACGGTAAGCAGTCGCAACGTCACCAGGTAGTCGGCGTCCGGACCGGGATTGACCTCGCGGAACAGCGGTTCGGCTTCCAGCGGCGCCCCGTCGGCGCGGTTGAAGATCACCGAGAATTCGCGGCCGTCTGGCAGCACTAGCGGCATGACCCGCAGGCGCTGGTCGCGCAGCACCTCCAACTGCCGCACAACCCACAGCGGCGTCCATACCCCTCCCCCGGAACGCAGTGTGATCGGGCGGCCATGCAGCTTGGTGCCTTCCTGCACCAGCAGCGCGCCGGTCAGGGAGCGTTCCTGCTCTTGTGCCACCGCATCCCAGGTGAACTCGTCCACCCATTCGAACTGGTCGCCCAGTTCCACCGCATCGAGCCTCATCGGCCGGTCCTCATACTGGCCTGCTCGAGCACGCCGAGCAGGTTGGTTTCGTCCTGTTCGCTGGCCACCGCCACGTCAACGGCTCCCCGCGCCGTCTCGAAACGAACGACCCGGGGCGGAGGACTCGAAGCCGGCGGCGCCGCCGCGGCCTTGGCGGCGTTCTGCTCGTCCACCCGTTTCTGCTGCTCCTCCCGCTGCCGCTTGGCGTCCGTCTCGGCCTGGATCTGCTGCAGGGTGGCCAGCGCCGTCATCAGGTTCTGTACCGCGTTCATGTCGCCGCTGCCCTGGGCCTCGGCCAGTTGCTGCTGCAACTCAGCCTTACGGCTGTTGAACCGGCTGCGATCCACGGCCGCCTGCTCGCCACGCAGCCCCGCCAGTTCCTCGCGCAGGCTGACCAGCGTCGACTTCGAGCCTTCCTTGAGCTGCTGGATCTTCTGATTGGCCGCCTCGATTGCGCTCTCCAGTTGCCGCATGTCCGAATCGTTCAGCAGGCTGAGGCCATTTCGAGCGCCCTTGGCCGCCGACACGAAGTCGCCCAGCTTCATGGTCCCGCGCTCGTAGTCGTCCATCAGGCTCTGCAGGCTGCGCTTCTGCTCCAGGTACGCCGCCTGGATCTCCAGGCTGGCCCGCTGGGTATCCATCGCCCAGCGCCCGAAACCGCTCATGCCCACGCCCGACTCGGCCTTGATCCGGGCCAGTTGCTCACTGACCTTGGCCAGGGAGCGCGAAGTGGCGTCCAGGCTGCTGGTGTCGATGCTGAGATCGACGGTGGAGATCCCACGCATCGCATCGAAGGCGTTCAGCGCTTCCTGGCTCAACTGCGCAACGCCCTGCCGCGCGGTGCTCAACACCCCACCGAAGAACCCTTCGAAGGCGCCCATGTCGTCCTTCGTCGACGCTACTCCCTTGCGGGTCGCCTCCATCGATTCGCCGATGGCCTTGCGCTGGTCCGAGAGCGATTTGGCCGCCTTGTCCGAGGACTCCGCGACCGCCTGCATACCCTTGGCGCCCTCCTCGCCGGCCGCCTTCAGTTCCTTGATCTTGGCGGACAGCTTGGTCTGTTCCTGGTTGAACTCCCGCGCGCTGATCGTGCCGTCGTTGTACAGCCGGCTCAGCGCCGTCCGGATGTTCTGTATATCGACCGTGGTCTTCGCGCTGCTGATCGCGTCCTGGACCTGCTTCAAGTTCTCCAGGCCGGTACTGAGGTCAGACACCCCCAGGGCGGCGCCGCTGGCGGTCGACTTCAGTTCGGTCAGCTTCGCGTTGAGGACACCGGCGCCGTTCGCATACTCCTGCTGGCTCAGCGTGCCGGCCTGGTAGGCCTTGAGCATTTCCCCCTGCAGGGCGGTCAGTTGCTCGGTGGTCTTGGCCGCGCTGATCTGGTCCAGGGCATTCTGCAGGCTGGTCACCGCCTGCACCGACTCGGCGGCCGCGCTCTTCGCACCCGCCTTCAGGTCGGTGAAGGTGTCGGTGATCGCCTGGCTCTGCTGCTGTGCGGCGGAGGCGGTGGCCGTGGTGCTGGTGTCCCAGGCATCCGCGATATCCTGCGCGTCCTGCTGGATCTGCTGGCGAAAACCCTCGCTCATGCTGCTGAGCAGGTCGTGGACGCCGGCGACGGAACTGCGGATGCGCTCCCCACCCAGCGCCGCTGGGATCTTCTCCGCCACCTTCTCGATGCCGGCGACCATCAGCGACAGGGTGCCGGTCCAGGCGAGGGCGATAGCGCTGATGCCCGAGGTGACACCGTTGAACAACGTCCGGAACGGCGCGATGAACAGTTGCACCCGCGAGGCCATGTCGTCCAGCTGGGTGCTGAAGCTGCTAAGCCAGGCCGAGGTCTTGTCGATCAGGGTGCCGAAATCGACGTCGGCCAGGCGCTTGATGAAGCGCTCGACCCATTCCGAGCCCTGGACGAAGGCATCCGACAGCCCCTTGGCCAGCGTGTCGAGGCGCCCGTCCTGGTCCATCTGCGCGATGGTATCGCCCAGTTCCTTCAGCTTGTTCTTGACGTGGTCCAGCGCGCCGGCGTTGGCAATGCGGTTGAGAAAGTCGGCCGCAGTGTCGCCGAGGTTGCTGACCAGACCGGTCAGGGTGCTCATGGCCTTCGCAGCGGCCCCTTCGGAGCTGCGCCCCATTTCGTCGACCAGCGCCTTGATGACGTCCCGGCCAAGCTTGCCCTTGCTCGCCAGATCCTGCAGCTGCGCGGCATTCTTGCCGGTGACCTTGGCCAGCATGTCCCACACCGGCACGCCACGCTCGACCAGTTGCAGGATCTCCTCGGTCTGCAGCTTCTGCTTCGCCCAGGCCTGGCCGACTGCCGTCGTGATGCCCTCCAGGCGCTCCATGCCGCCGCCCAGCTTCTCCGACTGGTCCTCGATCGCTTTCAGCGACCCATCCATCGGGTCCAGGCCGTAGGCCTTCAGCAGCGCGAAGGCGTCGGTGACGTCGCCCAACTGAAGCGGCGTGTCCTTGGCAAAGGTCTTGATCCAGGCGGTTGCCCGCTCACCCTCGGCAACCGAGCCCATCAGCGACGTAAGCCGGTTCTGCAGGTTCTCGAACTGGTCGCCGGTGGTCAGCATCGAGACGATGCCATCACGCACCAGGCCGATTCCTCTGCGCACCAGGTTCAGCGCCGCCTGGATGCCGACGAAGGCTGCGGCGTAAGCGGCTGCCTGGCGAACGCCGGACGACATGGCCTCGCGCAGCGCCGTCACGCGCGAGGTGTGGCCAGCCGCCTCCCGCGCCGCTCGCATCTGCGCACGTTCCAGCTCGCGGATCTCGCGGCTGTTCTGCGCGATGCTCTCGCGGGTGTTGTCGACCACCGACGCCAGCCGCCGCTCCTCGTTGGCAAGCTGCCCGGTATCCACACCCGCCGCCCGCGCCGCACGTTGTTGCTCAGCGTGCCGAGCAGTCAGTTGGTCAAGGGTCCGACGCAGACCCGCTGCGTCACGCTCCGCGATCTGCAGGGACACGGCCAGGCCCCGGCTCCCGGGGTTGCGGTCCAACGCCTCGCGCAGGTCCGCAATGGTACGGTCCACCCGCTGCACCGACGTCTGCGTCTGTGCGATGGCGCGTTCGGTAGTTCCGAGCGCGGTCACCAGGCCGCGGGCCCCCTTCGCATCGTCCAACTGCCGGTTCAGGCCCGCCGCCGTGGTGCGCAGCCCTTCCAGCGCCTCGGTCGACTGCTGGGCGGCGGGCGACAGTTCGTCCCGGCCGCGAAGAACGAACTGGATCAGGCGCTGCATTGGGTTCGCCATGGCAATCCTCTGGCAAAAAAAAGCCCGCCAAATGGCGGGCATATATATAACTTCTACAAGAGAGCTCAGGGAATAGAATACTTTTCCTTGAGCATTTTCAAACGTGCGGTTTCATGCTCACTTAGCCCTTGAGAGTCGTACAAAACCTTATTATCAGCGCCGTCTATACGCTCCACATCCACGGTAAACAGTGCATCCTCTGGAGCATCAACCTTGCCCCACTCACTAAACATATTGGGAGCAAGCGACCAATCTGCACTTTCACCAGGCTCCAAGCCACCTCGAATCTGGTAGTTGAAGTCTTCAACCAACCATGGGACCGAACGCCCGGGGCTAGCAATCGTTCCTTTGAAGTATGCACGAGAAACAGGCTTTTCCGTTCCATTGTGTACCGACAGCTGAATCACTGGCTCTTTGCCAAAGCTATACTCCTGATCTCGCAGGAAAAACCGAGAACGCGTAACAGTAAACTTCGCTAGTTCACCTTTAGCCTGCTCTGCGCTACTTCGCTTAGCTTCCAGTTCCCTGATCTCAGCTAACGCCTGCTCTTTTTCACGAGCCTCTCGAGCTGCTTTGATAGCCTCGGCTTGAGTGATCAGCTCATCAGCCGTCTTTCCGCTCAGGGATGCCATGGCATTACCTGCGATATCTTCCGCAGTTACGTCACCCTTCATGACTGCTTTAAAATCTAGCCCTTGAAAAACAACTAGAGTTAAGGCCTCTTGGAACTTCGTTCGTTTCTCTGGTGAAAGCTGCTCGGTAATTTTCTGAATAGAGGCTTTCATCGCCTCATCACTGGAACCGTCCAGCTTCGGCTCTCCGCAGCCAGCCAGAGCAACTGCAACACAAAGTACTGCAAGTCGGTAAATTCGCATGGATTCCCTCCCAAGGGTGTTAGGCAAGAGAGGGAATCTACCCCGATAGTGGCACCATGCCAACCTGGTTAGGCAGCCAGATCCATCTGGCAGAACTTGGAAATGTCGGTCGCGGTCACGCGCGAATCTGCGAGCAGTTCCGCCGGGCCGGTGAGCTTGGCGTATTCCTGGCCCAGCACCGCCAGCTCCTGCAGGAGGCCGAACTTGACGCGGCGAGGACGCAGCGCGAACGGCTCGCCCGACTGCGCGTCGTTCAGGCCAGCGATGAACAGTTCCAGCTCCTTCTGCGAGCCGTTGAGCATATGCACCGCCCGGCTCGGGCGCGGCGTGTAGCTAACCTTGATGCCGGTTGCATCGATCTTGCCGCCGCTCAGCACCTGGATGCCGTGGGGTACCAGCAGGTAGTCCGTGCCCGGGGCCACCTCGACGTCCCCCGCGGTCTTCACCGTCACGGGCTTGGTCAGGTCGGGCAGGTACTTGAACGGGATCAACTCCAGCGCAACCCCCTGAGAGGTATGCGCCTCGTCGGTGATCGCGGCGGTGGGCGCCACCTGGATGGTGGAGCGCGTCACCAGGGCGACATTCTCGGCGGTCAGGTCGAACATTCCGATGGAGGACGTCACGTCGGTGACGCGCTCGCGGACGTTGCTGTTGCCGCCGCCTCCCATGTAGTTGGGCAGCGTCTTGCGGTCGGTGGCGAAGCTGATGTTGAAGGTGTCGCAGTTGCCGAGCGGCAGGAACGGTTCCTGCGATCCGTACAGGCGGGCATGGATGATGCCCTCGCCGATGAACGAGCGGTCGATGGTCTGGAGCATGGGGCTCTCCTGATGGGTTCGGGTGGGTTACTTCTGGTCGCCGCCGGCCGGTTCGGCGGAGGCTGCCGGAATCGGCGCCTTGGCCTTGGCCTCGGTGGCGTAGCCCTTGCCCAGGGCATGGGCAGCTACGGCGGCGGTAACGCTGATGGCGCCCTTCGACGCCGGGTAGTGGGTCGCGTCGAGCCCCTCGCGGTAGTTGAACGGCCTGGTAACGATGATCTCGGGCATGGAGCCCTCCGGAAATGAAGAGGCCGCCCGGAGGCGGCCTGGTGGATGGGTTACAACTGCTGCGAGTAGCTGACCTGCAGAGGGATGGCTCGATAGGCCCAGCGCCGGCCGGGCTCGGGCAGGCGCACAGCGGATGCCGGAAAATCGACACGGACCAGGCCGGGCACCGTCAGCCCGGCCTTGTGGCCCTTGAGCACCCGCTTGATCGCCAGGCGCGCCTCGCGCAACGCCTGGGCGGCGTCCCTGCCGCGCGCCATCGGGACGATGTTCACGGTCCACTCCTCCACGACACTGCTCGGCGACCGGTCTCGTTCCACGGTGTCCCCTTCCTGCAGGATGATCAGCCGTTCGGGCTCGTCGCTGTCCTCGGCGTCGAGCACCCCGGCCACCCAGTCCTCACGGACGGCGTCGCCGAACGCCGGTACCGCGGCCAGCAGGTCCAGCAGTTGGCCGATGACCGCGGTCTGTACATCGATCACGTCGCTCATTCGGGCACCACGTAGAAAGTGATCCAGTCGCCGTCGTCGGCATGGATGCCGTCGATGCGCCAGACCTGGCCATCGGAATCGAGGAACGCCCCCTTTCGATCAAGGGGCTGCAAGAACGCCTTGCGGCACGCAATGGTGCGGTACCGATCCAAGGCGCCGGCTTCCATGCGCTCAACACCTTCCTCAACGATCACCGCAGCATTGCCGACCTGCCGGCCAGAGCGGTCCAGGTAGCCAAACTCACCATCGCCGAGGACGTCGGCGATGATCTCGTCCATGTCGGCGACCAATTGGACAAAGCCAGCCACTACTTCACCAACTTGATGACTGCGCGAGGGCGGGTGCAAATATGCAGAGGGTTCGACTGCGCTTCGCCAGCCACGCCCTTGTTGAACGGCATGACCTCCTGCTTGGCGTAATACGGCAGGCCCAGGGTGTTGACGGTCTCCATGTAGTTGGCCGGCGCGAAGATGCTCAGGAACAGCTCCGGCACTCCGATAGGCACAAGCCGTGCCTCATCATCTGGGATGAAGGAGCGACCGCCCACCTTGCCGCGGTAGCGCTCCCAGATCACGCCGCCAAACTCGAACTCCTCGCGTGCATCACCGCGCAGTTGGGAGGCCTGCATGGTGTTGAGGTAGGTCTCCTCCACCGACTTGTGGGTGATCAGCGCATTCCAGAAGTTCTTCCCACAAAGCGCGCGCGAGCCGCTGCTGGGGATGTTGCCCAGGGCATCCTCCTGCGCGTCCAGTGCTTCGCCGGCCTTCAGGCGTACCTTGGTGGTCGCGCTAGCTAGCTCCATCTGAACGACCTGAGCACTGATACCGAAGCGGTCGTAGAGGTCGAGCAATACAGTGCTGCCGTCGGCATCGAGGATGGTACCGAGCACCGCGCCCATCCGCTGGTGCTCGTGAGTGGCGTCGAGCTGGCGACGCATCTTGCCCAGGCGCTTGTTCACCACGTCCTGCACAGCCTGCAATTCGGTTTGCTCGCCAAAGGCGCGAATGCCTTGGATCTCGTCGGCCAGGATGGTGAAGGTCTGTGGCAAGTGCACATTGTTGAACGGAATCAGCACGCGCTTGCTGCCAGTTACCACCAGGCCCGGCGCGCCGCGATCGGCGGCCGGCACCAAGTGTAGGGTGTCTCCGTCCTTCTCGATCTGCTGGGTGATGGTGGTGCTGCCCTCTTCCTCGAAGAGTCCCAGAGCCGCCAGACGGCCAGGCACCTCGGGGGCTTCGTTGATCGCAGCGGTGAGGGACGAGACGCTGAACGCCTCGTCTTCGAAGACGTTGATGTCAGCCATTGTTTACTCCATAGAAAATGAAAAGCCCCGCGGGTGCGGGGCTTCGGGAGGACTCAAAGGGGCCGGTCAGTACGGCGTACCGGTGCGGACAATGAGGTTGCGGGCCTTGAGGTCGCCACGGGCAGCGTCGTTCAAACCCGTCAGCGCCACATCGATCACCTCGGCCAGACGAGCAATCACGGTCACCGCCTGGGGATCGGGCGAGGCCGGCTTGGACGCATACAGGATCGCCACCGCCACCTCGGTGCCATCTGTGGCCGCATCGTCGTAGGGCGCGTATTGGCCCGACGCCGTAACGATACCCAGCACCTGGCCGGCTGGCAGGGCCTTCGCGGTAGCGGCCAGGGTCACCTGTTCGCGGGAAATGGAACCGGCCCCCTCCGAGAGGAGGAACTCACCGGCGTGAAAGCCTTCGGTTTTGGTCATCATGCTTCTCCTTTCGAAGCCTTGGGTTTAGCGGTTTGGGCAGCCCGACGCGCGGCGTACACCTTCGACGGCGTCGCAGCCCTGGACTTGCTGGGGGGCGTCGGATCATCCTCGAGCGGCGGGGTGTTGATGATTTCGCCGAAGCCGTTGCCAGCCAGCTTGTCGAACAGCCTGGCGCGTACGGCGTCTGGTTCGAGGCCAGCTTTCACATAGTCGGCGGCAAGTTCCGGTAGGCGCGCACTGACGCACAGATCGCGGACCGCCTTGGCCCGGGTGACCGCTGCATCAATGCTCGCCTCGTCTTTCAGGTTTCCTGCCAAGGTCAGAGCCTCCACGAGGTTACGGATACCGGCCTCCGAGCAGCTACGGATAATCCGTGCTGCCAGGGCGGCGGCAGTGGGCTGGGTTACAGGGGGTTCGGGATCAGGTTCAAGAACAGGGTCCTCTGTCGGTGCAGGTGTATCGCTCAGCGGCGGCTTATCGAGTTGAGCAAGCAGCGTCTGGGGAGTATTGCGGTATTTGCGCAACGCACCGCCATCGCCCACCACCGCCTTCACAGCCACCCCGTCCAGCACCTCGTCGCAGAAACCAAGCGTCGTGGCTTCACTCGCCGTCAGCCAAGTCTCGTCCTTGATCATCTGCCGGAGCTCACCATCGTCGATCTCGGGCGCCTTGCGCTTGTAGGAGGCGACGATGGCTTCCAGCGTCTGGTCCAGCACCTCGGCCACCTTGCGCAGATCGTCGGCATCGCCGCCGGCCCAGGTCCAGGGGTTGTGGATCATCAGCATGGAATTGGAAGCCATCTCCAACCGATGCGCGCCGCAGGCCGCCACGCTTGCCGCACTCGCCGCCAGTGCATCGATGCGGGCGGTACAGCGCTCGCCCAGGCGGTTGAGCACGTTGTGGATCGCCAGTCCGTCGAATAGGTCGCCACCAATGGAGTTGAAAGCCACCAGCACTGGCGAAGAACCATCGTCGACGGCCTTCAGGTCCTGGATAAACTGGTTGGCCGTGATCCCCCAAGTACCAATCTCACCGTAGATGTAGACCTCGATGGCCTGGTCCGGCTCACCCTCGGCTGCAGCCTTGATGCGGTACCAGGTCTCGTCCTGGGGCGCCGGTACATCCGGGACCTTGTTGAAAATGTGCAGGCCGAGTGCAAGCGCCTGCGCACGAAGCGCTGATTGTTCGGTCATGGTGTTTCCTCATCGGCGGGATCCGGCGACCCCGGAGCCGTTGTGTAAATGAGACCAAGCTCGTGGGCACGTGTCTGGTCTGCCGCGTTTTCTTCGTCGATGGTTTCTGCGTCGTAGCCCTTGCGCAGCACTACCTCGCTACGCGAGACCAACCCCGCCTGGATCTCCAGTACCTTGCCCTGTACGTCCTGCACTGGGTGGATGTACTCCCACCCCTGAGGCACCCAGCGAGTTCGCAAATACTCGCGCCGTCGGCGTGCGTAGTCGGGTAGATCCAAGGCACCGGATAAGTACGCCATGTCCATCCACGCCGCCCTCACCGGTCGGCAAAGCTGGTGGATGTAGACGCTGAACTGAAGCTGTTCCAGGCGCCGGCGAAACTCGTTGAGCACTACCCTGATCACCCGGTCATTTACGTTCCTCAAATCGCCGGTGAACAGCTCGTAGGGCACTCCAGTTCCCATCGCCGCAGCCTGGAGTTGCTGCCGCATGAAGTCCGGATAGTTGTTACCAGCCTCCGGCGGCTTGGAGAACTCCACTTGCTCGCCTGGCAGCAACTCCTGCATGGTGCCCGGCTCCAATCCCACCATCGGCGTGAAGCCGTCACCGTCCATACGCACCGGTCCACCGTTGATGGGATCGATGGGAGGCAAGTCGCCTGGGCTCGGCCGAGTAATGAATCCGGCGAACAGATTGGCTACCTCCTGGCGGAACAGCACCGCATCGTCGAAGTTGTCCAACGAGCGCAGCCGCAGTAGAACCCGAGACAGTCGGGGAACCCCCCGCAACTGTCCTGCCTCCAACGGCTCGAAGACGTGTAGTACCTCGCTGGCCGGCACCCGCACCAGTTGGTTGTAGCCCGCCGCCATCACTGCGCTGTCGCCGGGGTGACGCCGATACATCCAGTACGCCACCCGCTTGCCCAGGGCGTTGAACTCAATGCCGGCCCGGATCAAATTACCGTTGCGTGCCACCTCGTTCTTCTCGACCGGAACGAACTCGGCAGGCAGCAATTGCAACTGCAACGGCACGGCTAGGTCGTCCTCCGGCCGCCTCGGGCGCAGACGAATAAAGCACTCGCCGCTCTCCTCGACCATTCGCGCCGCCAGTGCCTGCTGTCCATAGAAGTCGGTCCGCTCGTCGGCATCCGACTCGTCGGTCCAGTCCAGCCAGAGCTCCAGCAACAACCGCCGCAGCGTCTTGTCCTGAATCGTCGGCATTGGCACGATGCCGGAACCAATGAGGTTGCTCACCCGTGTGTCGATCGCACCACCCGCGTAGGGGTCGTTTCGCGTCGCAGCTCGGGAGCGCTTGCGTAGCAGTGGCAGTGCAGGGAGCGACAAGGTATTGATCGAGCCCGGCGGCGCATCCCAGTTCTGCGCGCGGCGGCCTGTTCCGGCACCGTCATAGCTGTTCTTAATCCGGTCCGGAAGCATGAAGCCCGCCCGGGTCAGATGGGGATACCTGGCCATCACACCCCCTTCCCGGCAGGGTACAACCGGCATACTCGGGAGCGTCGACCACTGAGCGCCGCCTCCAGCCCCACATCTGCCACGTACTGGCTTTCCAGCATCCGCAGACTCGCCAACTGCGCGCGCTCAAGCTTGCGACCATCCTTGGTGATGGTCTGCCCCTTGGTGAGAATGTCATGGATGGCCGCGCGCACATCCGCCAACCGTTGCTGCGCTTCGGTCATATCCGCCTCACATGGTTATCGACGTTGTTTCAGATAGCCGCTGCCGGTGCTGCGGCGTTTGCTTGTCACCGCAGGCGGGGGAGCCGTAACGGCTGTGGATGGAACCTCAAGCACCAGGCCGAAGCGCTGCTGCGCCACACGCAACATCGCTAGGGCGCCGACCACACAGTCCAGCGCCTCGTTGCGCCTTCCCTTGTCATCCCAGCGGTACACCCGCTTGCCCTTCTCGATCTTCATCACTTTGGTTTCCGCGGTGAGCTGCTGGAGCTCGCTCTCATCGCAGATGTCGTCGTTGGCCGGCAGGTGCAATACCCCAGGCACGATGGCGCCGGGTTGGGGCTGCAGCTTCAAGCGGCTGTAGATCAGTTCCTTGGCGTTGTCCGTGCCGATCATGGTCAGGTAGACGCCATCCTTGTTCTTCTTGCGCGGGAAGTCGGCAATCGGCTTGTCGTAAACACTGTGCCCCTTGGTCGGTATCACCCAGAGAAGACCATGCTTCTTGCTTTCGGCGTACACATCATCACGATGGTGGCCGCCCGAATCCCATCCCCACAGGGCCACCCGCATGCTCACACCATCTTCACGCTGGTACTGCTGGTGAAGCCTGAGCCCAACCTTGCGCTTCAACTCCTGACTCGCAGGGTCGCCGTACAGGATCCAACGATCCACCAGCCAACCTTCCTCGCCCGCAGCCCACGCCCAGATACGCGCCTCGTAGCGATCGTCCTGAGTGTCGATGAACCCCGTCAGGGCCACCACTCTAGAGGGGAGATGATTCCAGACCTCACGACGACCATAGAGAAGTTCCCACTCGATCTTGTCCCCCTGATCCTCCACCCAGGTCTCCCCGAGGGTGGTGTTGGTCCAGGTCTTCAGACCGTTGACATCCTTCTTCGCCTGCAGGAAGTCCAGCACGATGCGCCCCCACGATACGAACGGGCTGTACGCCGTCCAAACATGGAAGCTCAGCGAGTCAGGAACAGGGATCGTCTCTCCGTCCGCGTCGAAGAAATCCTGCGAGTCTCGCGTCCAGATGCCTGTCCGCTCGCATATCCAGCGGCCTTTCGACTGCTGGGCCTGCATTTCATGCTGCTGCACAACGCAACCATTGGCTTCGCACACGTACCAAGCAGCCGATGGATTATCCCCATCCCACTTGATGCCAAAGGCGCAATCCTTGCCGCCCCACTTCAGCGCCTGCTCGGCGCCACAATGCGGGCAAGGCACATGCAGACGCATTAGATGCGGAGAAGCATTGGCCGCCGCCTCCATCTGGCAGCCGCCCTCATCCACGGGGCCGTGAATTTTCGGCGTGCTACCACGAATCGACTTCGGAAACGTCGAACCCTCGATCCGCTTATCACCCAGAAACAGCGGCGAACCTTCCTTCTCCACGTCCGAATCGAACGCCGCCAGTTCGTCGTAGATGACTGTATCGGCGGACAACTCGCGATAGTTCTTCGCTGCCTTGCCGCCCCGGCACCAGAGCTGCTTACCATGGCTGAAGCGCTTCAGGTTCAACGTGCTGTCACGGTGGTTCGCCTTGCCATACCACGGCGCCAAATCTCGCAATGGCGGTACGTCCCGCACCATGGTCTCGATCTGGGACTTCATGAACTCGGCGGCACTCGCATCGCTGGGCACCAGGAACAGGATGTTCCGCCGCTTGTGCTCGATCTGGTAGGCCGCCGCCACCAGCAGCATCTTGCTGTATCCGACCCGTGCCGACTTGAGCACGTTGACCGTACGGATCTCGTCGTTACCCATCGCGTTCAGGATCGCTACCTGGAACGGTAACGTCTCCCAGCGTCCCTCCTGATAGGACGATTCGCTAGACAGGTAGAAGTGCTCGTTGGCCCACTCCACCGGCGTCTTCGGCGGCTCCTTGTAGAGCGCCATGAGTCCCCGCCGCACCGCCTTTTGCAGGCTATCCATCCAAGGTGCTGAGGTATTCATCCAGTAACTCCGGCAGTTGTTCGCCCAACTCGGCGGCGGTGTTTCGCGCCAAGGCGACCTCTCGTTGCAATGATTCGATGTGACGCGCCTCCAGGTCGGGATGGCGGCGGCGAATCTTCAGCGGCACGGTGTCAAGGATCGAGCCGATCTGCGCAGCCAGCTTACTCAGCGCGAAAATGGCGAAATCAGCTGGCGCCAACTGCTTGTCATTGACCTGGTTCTTCTGCTCTTGCGCATACGCCTGCGCCGCCGTCAGCCGCAAACGCTCCTGTACCAGCTTCTGTTCGGCCAGCGGATCAATACCCTCGGCATCCATCCCCGCTGGTTGTTGTTTCCGAGCCTGGTGCTCGAGTCGGTTCCGTAGCACCGCCTCTGCGGTGTAGAACACCTCGCGGCCAACCTTGGAGACAGGGGCAACCCCCCATCGGTCAAAGGCTTGAGGTGAAATACCGAGGCTCGCGGCCATTTCCGACTTGTTCAGCCAGCCGCGCTTTTTCTGGAGGTCTTCTGTGCTCATGACGAAACAACAACCAACCTCTGGAAAAATTCTGCATGTAGAGCGGGAACGAGGTTCGAATTACCCTCTCCAAGGGCCACGCTTCAGGGGCCCCCGGTGCTTTACGAGTAGCACGTCACTGCCCCGCTTTTCGCGACACCCCACCTGCAAGTGGCCACCGCCGGCCCGGGTTGAACTAACCCCGCTCCGCCCGGCCAAGCCACCCGCCAACGGTTCAGCGCAACGCTTTCGCCAGGGCCCGCTCGATGTTCGCCTCTAGGCGCGCGTCGTCCTCGGCAACACGCCGAACGACTTCGTGAAATTGGAAGCGCACGCGGTACTGAGGCTGGCGGACGAAGGCGAGGACCATGGTCAACGTCCGTCCACGGCGCTCGGCGATGCCAATCGGTCGGCGGCCACGGTGCATCACGAAGTACGCGAGTTGGTGTCCCCTCGCCAGGGAACGCGCCGACTGGGTGGCGTTTCCTTTGAACCCCGCTCGGTATTCCAGGGCGCCCAGGCCGGAAAGGATCTGGATCATCTGGCCGCGGCTCATGTTGCCGTACTGGTCCAGCCGGGCGCCCTCCGCTGGAACCACGAACATGCCCGCCGGCAGGATGCCCCGGGCCCGGAGGTTCCGCTCCGACGCCTTGTCCACCCTCAGCCCTCCGAAGACCTGGGGAGCTACCCAGTCCTCCGGCGACTGCCCCTTCGAGGCATGGTCCTTTTCGTCCTTCACCCACAAGGCCGCCTCAAGGCGGCGTGAGGTGGCATGCAGAATGCGGATGGCGTTACGGGTGAACGGTGTCGGCCGGTCGAAGACCTGGTCGATCTCCCCGACCAGCGCCTGATTCGCCTGGTTCGCGGTGTGGTTCAAGGCATCGGCCAACACTTTGTTCGGCAGGTCGCCACCGAGGCCCCGTAGAGACGCCACCGCATCATCGAGATCTCGGGCGGAGATACTGCCTCTCATCGCTCATCCACTCGCTGACGCTCCATGCAGTCCAGGACTTGGACCGCGCACGCTGTCAACGCAGCCTCAACAGCATCGATCGCCGCGGTTGCATCCTCACCGTTCGCTAGCGACGGACGGCCGGGGAGCCGACACGGCGTCAGCGGGCACTTGGCCTGCTGCGCGGTAGGCGCTGGGGTCAGTGGTTTCGGGGCGGGCGTACATCCGGCCAAGGCCAGCAGGGATGCCAGCACGCAGCCAGTCGCGAACAGCCTGGTCATTCTCTTTCAACTCCCGTAACGCCGCAGCGTGGCGCGCGCCCTGGACCTCCAGAGCTTGGCCGAGTTGGCGGGTTTGCCGTTCGATCTCGGCGACGCGACCGAGTTGGCGTTGCTGTTCAGCGAGAACGCCGGCCTGCAGGTCGATCATCTGCTGATTACGGTCACGCTCGGTCTCAGCAGCTTCGGCGCGGCGTTGCTCAGCTTTGCGATCCTGTGCCAGGTGATCCATACGCCAGAACACTAGCGCGGCTACCAGAGCGACCACCAACCATGGCCGCCAGGTCACTGGTCGATCCTCCGACCAACCTTGAACATGAACGTCGGCTCTTGGTCGAGCATGGAATTCACGATGCCCTCGATGACCGAGAGTAGGGAAACGACCATCTCAAGCGGCGCCCACTTTGCGAACGCTAGCGGGCAATCGCTATCGACATCCCCTAGCCACATCGGAATGCCGTAATAGCTCCCGTGGTGCGAGGCGCCGATGCGTCGCGCCTCAGCTTTCGTCGTGAACCCGAGCATCATTCCCCCTTGAGCGCAGCACGCGCCCACTCGAGGCGAGCCGCACGGTCATCTGCGCCGTTGTAGCCACTGTTGATCTTGAGGGTGATCCGCTCGAAGCGACCCTGGTCGGCCAGTTCGTTTAAACCCCTCGACTTCCACCACCATGCCGACGCGATGGCAGCCCAGGTCCGTTGCTCAAGCAACTCCGGTTGCGCCACTAGTGGCAGCGCCAGGGCGCGGGCGACTTCGGCGTAGTTATCGTGGCCGGTGATCATGATCAGACCACGACCACGGTATCGATACCCATCGCCCGTATCCGGTGAGCCGTTGCCCATCCGGTTTGCGTAGACGCGGTTGGCGATGCGCTCGGGCTGGCGGGCATACTGGCGAGCCTCTACCGGCGCGAACCGCTTCGGCCAGGTCTTGAGCAGCCCCTCGGCGGAGTAGTTCAGGTTCTCGACCAGGCGCTTGAGGCTCTGGCTTTCGTGCCCGACCTGGGCGAGAAACATCGCCGCACGCTCGGGCGTGTTGATCTCGAACCGGGCCATGGCGCCGTTGATGTGTTCGACCCAGGTCGTTGCAGTAGCAGCGCCGCAGCTGGTAGCGCGGTCGAGTTGATCGGCGGTGATCTTCATTCGCCAGCCCCCCGACGCGGAAACTTCCAGTCGGCGATCCGATCAGCGAACTCGGCGATCTTCTTCACACCCAGGAAACCGGTGAACACCCCGGCAGCAGTAGCCATGTTCTGCGGAAGGCCAAACCACTCAAGGACAGGAATCAGGCCCAAGGTGATCAGGGTGCAGAGCGTTGCCTCGAGCAGCGCCTGGCGCCGCGTTCCACCGCCGTAGATCACCCGGGTCAGCGCGACCACAAAGGACAGGCCGGCGGCGTACAGCTGCGGATAGTGCGCAGATAGCCACGCAAGCAGCGCAGCCCAAGTTTCAGGGCGTTCTGGCATTTTCATAGTCTCTGCCCCTCGCAGGGGTTCTAAAACGACGAAGCCCGCTCAATGGCGGGCTTTCGTTCGTCGGGTGGGTTCCGGGCGGATCAGGCGTGAAACAGCTGCAACTGCCCTTCGCGCTCGACCTCGATGATCTTCTGTTCGATGACGGGTGCCTTGATCTGCCATCGACGCAGGGTCTTGCCGGCCAGGCTGGCAATTCCTTTCTCTTGTCGGTACTCCGCCATCAGCTCGTTACGCAGGGTGGCGAAGTCCATCGAGCGCTTGAACAGTTGCTCTGCCATCCAGTTGAAGGCACGGATGTAAGCCTCTTTCCATTTGGCCGCCTCCTTGCCGGTGAAGCCCATGCACAAGAACGCAAAGCCATCTCTGGTTATGCGGAACGCTGGAGATTTCCGCCTGGCACCTTTGCCGATATCGACATCCACGATCATCTCCGCAAAATTGCGGGCATGAAAATCATCAGAACATTCAAGTCTTCGAATCGCTCGAAGCACTGTGTCATGCCGCTTTCCGAAACGCTCGGCCACCTTCAGCGATGTCGTTACGACCTGGCCGTCATTGACCATCACCAGGTCACGCAGGCTGGCCTCATCAAGATCAATTTCACTCATCTGATCCACTCCACTCACCTGGAAAAAGGAGCGCAGCGGGGCGGACGGATGAGCGGACATCCGCCTTTCGGCTGTACGGGCCTAGCTGCGTGTTGGACCGCCTTGCGGCAGAGACGAAAAAGCCCAGCGCTATAGCTGGGCTCAACGATGCGGAAATAAAAAACCCCGGCCGGAGCCGGGGTTCAGTAGGAGTGCTTTCAGTTCAAGCCGCTAGAAGGAGATGGGGACCGCAAACCGACGGTTTGAAATGTTGGCAGCCCGATGATGGCAATTTGTCGCACCAAGGACAACCCGTCAATTCCGGCTAGTTCATAAAAACGGAACTGCGTCACCTATCAGGATAGACAGCCAGCCCCTTTGAAACAGAACCGCCTAAATGGCGGGCCCCTGAACTGGAGCAGGTGGCTGAGGCCACTACCTCTGTGCGCATCCTGCGCTCCACCTGCATTGATTGGTTATCGCAAAGGGTGAAGGCCTTGCGGGTCGGTAACCCGTCACTTTGCTTACAGCTCGATGTGGCAGGTGAGACTGCCGTCTACCGAGTTTCGACCCTCGAATGAAAAAACCCGGCGCGGAGGCCGGGTTTCGGTGTCGATCTGGCTTAGCGCGCACGGATCAACAGATGTGGTTACGTTACGCTCAGTCGATCACATTCGTCAAGCCGCATCGAGCAACTTCTCGCGGTCAAGGATCTCGGTTACATGCACCAACGCCTCTTCCTCGAAACGATCAAGCTGTTTCCGAATATCCCTGCGCCAGCGGTTTCGAGTTGAGTCCGGTCGCGCGTCCTCATCCCAGTTGTTCATGTCGTACCACTCCTTGGGGAGCATCAGGATAGCGGTTGATCGCTTTCCGTCCTTGCCCTTCATCATCGGGATAGCCCAGGTCGCTACAGCACGCTCCAGAAACCGAGAAGGCGCAGGCGAATGCACCCTGCTCGCCAGTCGCTCGATGGCCTGCCCACGCCGATCAAAGTGCGTCGAGTAGCGAGCGTGCAGCACGTCCCACTCGGCCGGCGAAAGCTCCCGGTGCAGTAGGGCGTGCAGGATGCAGTCGAACTCGAACTGGTCCTGAGCAGAAAGCAGTGCCCGAAAGCCGCCATCGACCTTTCGGTCGATAAGCCTCTGCCAGCTCTGCTTCGCCGTGTTGTCGATGGCATCGGCCGCCAGGACGCGAACGATCGCCGGCATCACGTCGCGGTAGATCCCAGTCATGCAGCCCCCTTCGGATTGCCATTCAGGCCGAACAGATCACGCAGCAGCGTTTCCGCAGCAGCGCCCTTCGCATTGCCGTCCAGCAACCAGAGCCGGCCATAGTCGTGAAAGCCCAGAGTGCCGCGGTCGCCGTGCCAGTTGGCGATCATGACCAGCAGCGCAGCCAAGGCAGCAGCACCGCCCACCTTGACCTGCGCCAACTCCTGGCCGACCACCTTGAGAAACTCCCGCTCCAGCCTGGTCATGACCTTGCGGGGTGCCATCGGTTGTACGTTGCTCATGCGGCCTTCCCCTTTTTCTTGCCGTGCTTGTTGGCGAAGTAGCTACGCCCCATCTCGATCTCCTCTTGGCTCATCTCGCGTGAGCCGGCGAAGTTGACGAATCGTCCGTACATGCCCTGCTGCTGGAGCAGGCACATGCCCGGCGGCGCGTGTCGGCACTTGGTCATCAGGATCTCGGTGATGCCGTTCTGGCCGGCCTCGCTGTCCATGTCCCGGTGGACCATCAGGATGCAACTGGCGTCGGCCTCGATCTCCCCCGAGTCGCGCAGGTCGCTCGACTGCGGGCGCTTACCGGGGCGCTTGGTCGAGTCGCGGTTGAGCTGCGCCAGCTCGATGACTGGAACGCCGAGCTCCTTGGCCAGGCGCAACAGCGACTTGTTGGTCTTGCCCACTTCCTCGCTGCGCGTGCGCCCTTTCGCCTCTGGTGGAATCAGGCCCAGATAGTCGACGACGATGCCGGCCAGGCCGTGCTCACGCTTGACACGCCGCGCGGTGCTGCGGATCTGGCTGGCGGTCACGTTGGGATCGTCGCAGATGAACAAGGGCGCCCCCTTGGCCTTGGCCACCGCAGATGTGATGCGCGGCCAGTCGTCGTCACCCAACTGCTGCGGATCGTCCAGGCGCTTCAGGTCCACTCCGCCCAGCGAGGCGATGGAACGCACACCCAACTCCTCCTCAGGCATTTCCAGGGAGAACACCAGCCAGGGCTCCCCTGCCTCGCAGGCGTTGTACTGGGCGATCTGCAGGGCAAGTGTGGTCTTGCCACTGCCGGGAAGGCCGGCGATAACGGTGAGCTTCCGAGGGCGGATGCCGCGCACCAGTTTGTCGAGATCGGCCAGGCCAGTGCTAGGCCACTGAGGCGCGCGGCCGTTGAACTTGTCGTCGATAACGTCGACAGCCTTGAGCATCACCTCGTCGAGCCGCTTGTACTTCGGCGCCTCGTCATCGAGGTCGCGCAGGTCCGCCATCGCCTGCTGCGCTCTGGCGATGATCTCAGGCAACGGTCGGTCATCCGTGGCGGAGGCCTTCACCGACTCGGCCGTGTCGATCAAGCAACGCAGGATGGCCCGCTCCCGGACGTGCCGGACGTACGTCCTCCAGTTCGCCACCGAAGGCACATTGCGGGCAATGTTCCCGGCATAGGGAATGAGCTTCGCGCCGCTGGGCAGCACATCGCGGACCACTCCCACGGTCACCGGATCGACGGGAATCCCTTCCTCGTAGCAATCCTTGATCGCCTGGAACAGCGCGGCGTTATCCTCGAAGTAGAAATCGGCAGCGGTCACGCTGGACAAGGCCTCGTCAACCAGCGCCTGATTCTGCTGGAGCGCGGACTGCAAGATAGCGCCGAGCACGCCGAACTCAGCCTCTTCGCTGTACAGCTCCCGGCTCACTCCAGAACCTCCCGGCGAGCGGAGCCCCAGGTGAAACCAACAGCCTTGCCGCCGTTCTCGCGGAGACGATCCACCGCACGATCACCGATGTACTTGGCGACCTCCTGCGCGCTCATGTTCGAAACCACCACCGTAGGCCGCATCTCCCGATACCGGCGGTCAATCACCTCATGGAGCAGCCCCAATTCGTACTCGGTACCGCTCTGCGCGCCGAGCTCGTCGATCACCAACAGGTCGAAGCCCGCCAGTTCTTCGAGAGCGTCCCGTTCGGTGTACTTCGCCGCCCGATTCATCGCCCCCTTAGCCACACGGATTATTTCCGACGCCGAGGTGATCACTGCTTGGGCCTGAAGGTTCCGTACGACGTACTGGACGATTGAGCACGCGAGATGGGTCTTGCCCGTCCCAAGGTTGCCCAGGAGCAAGAGGCAGCGGCCGTCCTGGAAGTTCTCCACGAATCGCTCGGCATACTCCCGGCATGCTTCCAGCACCGCCGCCTTCTCCGCCTTGCCATCGGTGCGGTAAGTCTCGAAAGTGCTGACCCGGTAGCGAGCGGGGATGCCAGAGCCAACCAGCAACTCGTTGATCTTGCGTTGGGTTTTCTCAGCCAGGGCCACCGAAAACTCCTCGCTCCCCGGCCCGCGACTCACCCCATCCCAAACACACCGAGAGCAAGACCAGGTCAAGTAGCTGCCATCAAACTGCTCCACCTGGATCGCGTGGTAGTCACCGTGAACCGGGCAGCGAAGAGAAGGGCTTTCTTCGCTCTTGCGGTTGGGTTTACGCCAGAAGTTAAAAATTTGCTCTGCCATCGTCGCGGTCCTGATACATGTCGGGGGTGTGCTTGGGGAGGTTGGTGAAGTTCGATGCCGGGCCAGCATCAGGGGCTATCTCGTCTTCCCATCGTCGCCCGTTGAGCCAACTGGCCGGCAGCGGAACGAACTGGCCGTTGTCCTTCAGCCAATCACGTTGTCGGCAGTGCTTCGGAAGCGCCGCCATGATCACAGGGTGCAGAGCAGGGTCGATCTTCCGCCAAGCCTTCTCTGCCTTCGCTCGATCCTTGTGCTTTGGGTAGGCCTGGTAAAACTCCTCGAAACCATCCAGAGGATTGGGCTTGGTCGTCCGCTTCCCAGACTCGGGTTTTCCCTTCCGATCACCCACGTCGTCCGAACCGGTTTCGCCGGTTTGGACATGCTCTTTAGGTTCATTGGTGGTTCTTTGGTGGTTAAGTGACGGATCGGGTGCAACCGTTGCACCCCGTTGTGTCGTCAGTTGCACCCCGTTACGTCGTGGTTTGCACCCCGTTACGTCGTCATTTGCACCCGGTGCAACCGTTGCACCCCGTTCCATCGAGAGGTCGTACACCATCGGCAGGCGATCCCGGTGCGAGATGTAGGCGGCAGCGATTGCCTGGTTTCCACGGCGAATCACACCAGCCTCCTCGAGGGACCGGAGCTTGTACTGGACAGTCCGCTCGGATAGCCCTGTATCACTGCTCAGCGTGGCGATAGAAGGGAACGCCCCCTTTCCCGCCTCGTTGGCATAGTTCGCCAGGCACAACAGCACATGCCTCATGGCGGCATCGGTAACGACCTGCTGCTCCAGTGCCCAGGTCATGGCCTGAACGCTCATATGTCTAACTCCTCGGTGACGCGCTTCACGAAGTCGTGATATCCCTCGGCCATGAGGAAACCTTGATCTTCAAGCGCACCGCGGCATGCCTTGGCGTGGCCGTAGAGCACCCAGCGCTTACGCTCGGGCAGGTCGCGGAATTGACGGTAGGACGGCCAGGGCCCGGCGATCACCGGGCGGCCGTTGGGGCTGGTGGTGATCCGGCCCGGTTTCGGTTGTGTGGTCATTGGATGGTCTCCCCGGTGTACTTGGCCTGCGTGAACCGGCCGTCCCAGGTGGCTTTCATGACCAGCTTTTGCTGCATGTAGAGTTGGTGCAGGCGCTGGGCGCCGGCCAGCAGCAACTGCAGGTCGTACTTGATGAAGGAGTCACCGCCCTCGGGGGCGATTTTGCGCGGGCGCTCGGTGAGGTACTTGTCGCGGACACGGCTGGCGACGCGATACCGCGGTGCGCCCTCCTCTTCGCGCTGCTCATTGAAGAGCCAGCCGAGTTGGCACAGGGTGCTGTTTACCTTGGCGCAGTTCACCCCGTTCAGGCGCTTGCAGAACTGAGTAGGCGTCTCGCCTACCATGAACAGCGATTCAAGGCTGGAGATGGTCTCGGCCTGGTGCTGATTCTCCAGTTGCAGGACGGCGTTCTGTTCCTCCAGGTCAGCAGCCAGCCGCAGGGCCTCGGCTCGGGTACGCGGGATCTGGTAATCGCGACCGGTACGCTCAGCCTCAAGCTGCTGCCAGCGGTCGATCACTCGGGCACGATGCTCATCGCTGTAACCAGCAACGACCAGGTGAGTATCCCTCTCGATCAGGTCATACACAGCGATCGGACGGCCACCGGTGGACTCCCGGCGAGTTTTACGACTTGATCGTAAAAGACCCTTGTCGAAGAGACGTTCGATGGTCGTGACAACGTCGTTGTGGCGAGCCTCGACAAGATCCGCGATCTCCCGGCTGGTCATGGTGGCGGCCTGGCCGCCGAAGCCGGTCAGATCAGTCATGGCCGCTCCTCCCGGTAATGCCAGACAGAAGCCCGGCGAGGTCGGCGCGTGCTCGCTTGGCGTCGTGGTCCAAACGATCCGGGGTGGCGTATTCCGGCGCGTACTCGCCACGGCCTACCCAGCAACGGTTGCCGGGGTAGCGGTCGTTCAGCAGATCGGCGCCGCGCTGGGCCTCTTCCTCGGTCGAGAACGGAGCGACCATCTGGGCTATCGCAATCCCACCCTTCTGAACGGCCGGTGTGGAGATGAACCAGAACAGAATTCCATCGCCTGAAGACGCACGCTGAAACGTGTCGCCGGTATCGAAGCTGCCAGGGTTCACAGGTCACGCTCCCGATAGGCGGCGCCGATCTGCTGGTTGTAGCGGTAGAGAAAATTCCCGGTGCACAAGATGATCCGCTCGATCAGGTCATGAATCTCCGTCACAACGGGGTGCCCTCCACCACCTAGGGCAGGTACGACCGAGTCCATCAGCAGAGCCCGAAGTTGCGTCATATCGCTCCGAGCGTGGTTGAATAGATCGAACTCATTACGACTGAGCTCGACCCGCTCCATCACCTCCCCGTCGACAGGAAGCGGAGGACGAGAGGCCTGTGCCTTCGAGAGATCAGACATGACCACCTCCCAGCGCGTCCTTAACCTCGCGCTCACGGGCTCTCCATTCGAGGTAGCTCTCGCGATCAGTCCTTTCGACATCCTCGCGAAGCCCAGGGACCAACTCGAACAGGACCGTGTCGACCTGCTTGCGATGTGCGCTGATCTCGTCCGCCTGCTGCGAAGTGCCATCGATGGCGCGCTCGGCCCACTCGGGGAGTTGCCTTTGTAGCCGCATTTCGTTGAGGATCGTCCAGAGGTGCGAGGTCAGGTCGCGCTCTGCCCGAATACCCTGGCGGAGCATGGTGATTGAGGCGCTCATTGCTTCCGCTCCTTCTGCCGGTTGATGCGATCCGAGAGGACCTGTTCGAGCTCCACCAACTGGAAGATGCCCCCCCCGATCTCCTCCAGAAACCAGCCGAGACGCTCTGAGGTTTCCTGGCCTACTTCGCCTTCAGCGCCAACGTTCGCCAGCAGGTTCCCAACAGCGGCGACACCAAGCGCCATGTTCTGAGCAGCCTGCCGGGCTACTTCACGCTCCCCCCAAAGAGACATCGCCTGCTCGTCCGTGAGTACCTCAGACGGGTCGCGGGAACACTGCTTACTGATCAGGTTTGCGAGGTTCATTGCCGGCCCTCCTCACGCAGGGAGTCGAGCGCGGCGTCAACCAAATCGCCAGCCATCTCTGCAGCAATCTCCAAGGCATACAAGCACGCGTGCTCTTCGTCGGAGGTGGTCAGTGCTCCGAGAATGCTAGAAACACTTAGCGTCAGCGCGATGGCCTCGCTCAACGCCTCTTCGACCGTCGTGGTCGGGTTAATCGCTGCGAATCTCCGCGGCGGAAGCTGAGATATCGGAGCCTTCAGTGCAGACGACTGGGGCTTGTTCCAGACCGCGCTCATGCTGCACCGCCTGCGTGTCGCGACACGCTTTCAGGATTTCCGGATTGGGTCGCGACACCGGCCCGGCAAGCTCTGAGCAATGCGCCAGACATGGCCCCCAGCAGGGCGAGAGTATTGAGTTCCTGAGAGAGCAGCGGCTCGCCGGCATCGTCCATCGCCCGGGTCATTCTCAATAGAATCAGGTGAACCGCCTCGCTGATGTCCTCGGCGGCGGCCAGAGCCGCGTCAACCGGCCGGTCGGCAACAATGGAGAACAAGAACTCATCCCCGTTGAGAGGATCGAAGCAAGCCTGGTGGTCAGTGGTAACGGCGCAGGGGACTTGCGCGCTTTGAGTTTTCTGTTGCATAGTTAATTCGTCCTTCGAAAGACAAATTGATATCCAGGCAGTCGCTCCAACGACTACCGACTAAAGGCCTCGCGAAAGCGGGGCTTTTTGCTGTCTGGAGACAGGGAATCCCTATCCTCCACACATCTGAAAAGCGCAGCCCAGATCAGGGCGGCTTTGAGGAAGGGGCGCGAGCGCGCGTATCAGACTTTTTCAAAGTGCAAGCTCCCGAATTTCGTTGAACGGCGCAGACAGCCTGCACCCGTTTAGAAATATCCCAAGCGCCCATGTAAACGAAGGCCCTGAAGAGGCCCTGACGATGGTTACCCTGCCCAGACTCCGCACAGGGGCGTTCATAGGAATAGTGGGTTGCCAGTGCCCCTTTTTCGGGCGCGTCACCCCGGATCTCTGTGCAGAGCTTCCACCAGTAGGAAACCCTTGGGCTTTTAACCGGGTTTAATGATTCGGCCCGTGGCGGTTTAGCATGCGAAACTGATTCGCTTGGCAGGCCTCGAGATCCCCCCCTGTCCGGCAACATAGGCCAGCTCACGAGGCCACCTCGGCACTGGATGCCTGAACAGCGGTATCAGCGCACTGCCTGCGGCGGGATTCGGACGGCAGAATGGGCTCAAGGTCGGCGGAGCTTGTGGACTGCTGGGTTGGGGCCGCATCGATTGAGGCGCGCAAGATTTTTTCGGCGAAGCCGACTAGGTCAGGCCGCAGACCAGCAATAGTGATTTGGCCGCCAGATGCGTCTTGAAGCCGTTCAGCGAGGGATGGGGAGGCTTTGCGGTGACCTCCGGCTAGTTGCCAAAGGTGCGCCACAGAGGTTTTAGCCTCTCTCGCTACGCGCTCGCGCTCTTCTGCAGACGTGGCAGCAAGCCATCCGCGCAGATGATCAGACATGAGTGGTTCTCCTCATTACGTCAGGAGAATTTAGCTCATGGCTAATATTTGCTCAAGAGGATATTTAGCTATGAGTACATTTAGCCGCTTGCTAAATGATGGCATCGTGCATGCCATGGATATCTATCAGATCAGAAAGCAAAATCTCATCCAGCTCATTGGCGGTCAGCGCAAGAGTGCCTGTGCGGAACGCTGGGAGATGAGTCCGGCCCACCTCAGCCAAATTCTTTCAGATAAGACGAGGAAAAACCTAGGTGACGACGTTGCGCGCCGCATTGAAGAGCTAGAGGGCTTGCCGCGCGGATGGCTCGACCTAGCACAAAAGCGCGCTCAGCAACTACTTCTCATAGACTCAACCAAGGAAGCGGAGTATGCCGGCCCTATCTCCGTTTGGGACAATGAGACTCCTCTGGACGAGGATGAGGTGGAACTGCCGTACTACGACCAGGTGGAGCTGGCCGCGGGCGACGGCCGGATAGCTGTACAGGAAATACCTGGGCGCAAGCTCCGATTCTCGCTCCCCGCGCTCCGCGAGGCCGGCGTCAATCCGAAAAAGGCGATCTGCGCAAAGATCAGGGGCAACAGCATGGAGCCACTGATCATGGACCGCTCGACCATCGGCATCGATCAATCAGCCACGGACGTTATCGACGGTGAGATTTACGCCCTGGAACACGAAGGCATGCTGCGGGTGAAGTACCTGTATCGGTTGCCAGGCGGCGGCCTGCGCCTGCGCAGCTTCAACCGAGCCGAGCATGACGACGAGGAGTACTCGCCGAAGGAAATGCAGTCTCAAGGCATTAACATCATCGGCTGGGTGTTTTGGTGGTCGACGCTGCGCTCGCGTGGAGCCTTCAAGCGGTAACCAGGTCATCTGGCGGGGTGGGGATCTGTAGCTATGGGCGGGTCATAAGGGAGTGATGGAGCAATTGAAGGGATCGGTTGTCAGATAGCCGAAGGAGCAAGGGAGTGAACAAGGCCACTTGGCTTGATGAGTGCCGGGATTGGTGCAAAAAGATCAAATACCTTTCCGAAGAGCTGGAATGGGGAGAGCGGCCAAATCACAGTGGATGGCTTGAAGCGACCAGCGCTTTACTGGACGAAAACCGTGCCACTCTGCCTCGTTTGCTATTCAAGGGAGAATATCGCCCTGGAAGGATGGGCGACCGGATCAGCTACGGTCTTATGTATCGAGAACAGCGAGAGATGCGCAGGGTCTTCATGCTAGAGATCTATCCCAAACATGAGCGCTCGCATTCAGAGAATGGAGTGGTTTTCTTCGGACCACACATCCATTTGGGCGATCCACGGCTCGATCAGATCACACGTATTGTCCATGCCAATTTAGATGGGCCGACTGTCAATCGGTGGATTGAGCGATTCCGCAGACACGCTAGAATCCTGGACAATGACCACCGTCAGTTGTGCGCTCCGTTCACTGATGATTTGTTTGGGTGATCCATGGCTACTCTCGGCTGCTCAACGTTCTTCACTAAAGCTGGATGGCACTGTCAGGCAGTCCAGGCCGGCGGAGCCATGGCCACCTATATCAGCACTCCGATCGTGCTCCCTGGTGGTAAACCTCTGGATTTCTACCTAATCCCCCGCGGAGAACTGGTTGAGTTCACTGACGATGGGATCACCATGTTCGCTCTCAGCGGCCTAGGGTATCAGCTCGGCGATAAGCGAAACTGGAAAGGTCTAGAGAATCTAGCCATCAAGCATGGGTTTAGCCTGACCGAGTCGGGATCGTTTGAGGCTGTGTTCCTCCAATCGGATATGGCCGAATGGGGTGGCCGCATCCTCAAACTCTTTGCGGCTATCGCCGCCTGGGAAGACGAGCGTTTCAGTGAGGGCGATACTGACTTCTCTCTCACGTCAGAGATTGAGATGCTGCTCCGCGCCAAGGCGCCAGAGAAGCAACTGGTCAGGAACGCTACCGTGTCCATTGGGAAGAACGAGATATCCTTCGACTTCCTGTGGGGAGATACTTATGTTGATGCAATCCGACCTGTGGCGCAGTCGGTGAACGCTCGACTTAGGAAAGCCGTTCTCATTAACCGCAGCGAAGATCCGCTTAAGTTGCTGTTTATCGTCGATGATCGAGGTCAAGAAGAGCGGGCCGAAGCAGAAATCAGCGTACTAGGGGACATCGCCAGCACGATACGACTGACGGATTTCGAGAAGCACTACAGCCCAGCGCTACATTGATCACAGCCCTGCACCCGCGGGGCTTTTCGTCCCCGCCCGCCTTTGACAGATGCCCTCCGCCGTCCTGGGAAGGCAGCAGTCCAGCACAGGACGCCCCTCGATTCCCGTGCGGACTTTTCACATCAGCCGCGCATTTGATACATTGAGGCGTCCTTGAAGGCACAACACCGAAAGGACCAGGCCGCGCCGGAACCTTCCCCGGCGCGGCCTTTTCGTTCCTGCCCTTCCCTCCTGACTCAGCGCTGAGCAGACGACCGCCCTGCCCCTGCGGTGAGCTCGATACATCGCCGCCTTTCCTCGACTGATGCGTAAACCCAAGCCCGCCTGGAGCGGGCTTTTTATCGAATAGCGAAAATAATTTAGCTATAAGCTATTGACCGAATGATTAGCCCGAAGCTAAATTAAGCCAAGGCTAAATATTGGATACTGCTCATGACCACCGTTACCATCAGCACCGAAACCTGGCAAGGCCGTCTCGGCATGGGTCTCGCTCCGCGCGAACTGGAGGCCACCCTGCATGCGGCGAGCGACCTGACCGCAAAGGAGATCGCCAAGCTGATGGGCATCGCGCCAGGGACCGTATCCAAGCGATTGGATGATGCGCGGTTCAAGCTCGGCGCCAAGACCATCCGCGGCCTGGTGCTGGAGGCATACAAGCGCCAGATCATCAGCCCCCTGTGCGTTGGAATCCTCGCCATCCTGGCGGCAGCACAACCCTTCCTCGATGAAGACCCGGCCATGCGGGCGCGCCGTGGCGGCGAAAGGAAGATCGAAACTCGTCTGACTGCTCGCCGCGATGGCGTGGCCTGGGTGGCGTGATCATGGCCTGGGACAGAAACGATCCTCTCAACATCCTGGCGCTGCAGCTCGACGGTGAACTGCGCGCAGCGGCCGACTTCTGCCATGGCTACAACGGGCCGGCACAGCGCGCTTTCGCCCGGCACATCCAGGGCCTGGGCAAGACGCTCGACGAGCTTACCGTGGCAGACCTGAAGGCGGCGGCCGCATTTGCGGACGCAGAACTGAACGACCTGCAACAGAGAGGGCTGATCTGACGCGGCAGACCGAACGCGCCGAAGCAGCCAAGCAGTAACCAACCGATTTTCGCGAAAGCCAACAACCGCGGCAGGCCATCGGCTTGCCTGGAGGAAAGCATGGACAACAAACCTCTCATCAAGCCCGGGAAGCTCTTCCTGATCTGTATCGCCCTGCTGGCCTATGCCGGGTTGTCCGTCGCCTTGGTGGGCGGCATTGGGCCGGCCCTGGTCAGTAGTCGCGACGATGTTCTGGTCTTCGCGGGATTCGCCATCCCTGGCGTCTGGTTGATCGCCTCGGTCTGCCTCGGCATCCACCTCGCCAACACCCGCCGCGAAGAAGCGGCCACCACCAGCAAGGAGAAAGACCAATGAAGCGGATTCCCGCTGCTGCAATGCTGTGCCTGCTCGCCGTCCTGGCGGGCTGTTCGAAGGTGCCTGCCGGCAACGTCGGCGTGATCGTCAACCTTTACGGCTCCGAGAAGGGCGTGGAGACGCGCGAGGTCGGAACTGGTCGCTACTGGGTAGGCGTGAACGAGGAGCTCTACCTGTTCCCCACCTTCACGCAGACCGAAACCTGGGGCGGCGAGGAAGCGATCAGTTTCCAGACCGTCGAGGGGATGAAGGTTGGCGGCGCCATCGGCATCACCTACTCAGTATCCCCCGACAAGGTGACGACGCTGTTCCAGAAGTACCGGGCGGGAATCGACGAAATCACGAACAAGTTCCTGCGGAACATGGTGCGCGATGCCTTCAACGATGTTGCCTCGAAGCTTCCAGTCGAGAGCGTCTATGGCGCCGGCAAGGCGGACCTGCTGCTGGCCGTCGAGAAGCGCGTGCGCGACCAGGTGGCGCCCATCGGCATCAACATCGAGCGCATCTACTACGCATCCGACCTGGTCCTCCCGCCGCAGGTTACGCAGAGCCTGAACGCGAAGATCCAGGCCACCCAGATGGCCGAGCAGCGCCGTAACGAGGTCGCCCAAGCCAAGGCAGAAGCCGACAAGGAACGCGCTCGGGCCCAAGGGGAGGCGGACGCGAAGCTGACCCTGGCCACCGCCGACGCGAAGGCGATCGAGATCCGCGCCCAGGCGCTGCGCTCGAACCCCGACGTCGTGACCCTCAATGCGGTCGAGAAGTGGGACGGCAAGCTGCCCACGTACATGGCCAGCGGGTCCCCGCTTCCCTTCATCGGCATCAGCAAGTAGCCACCCTCGCCCCGGCGCCAGCGATGGCGCCACTGGAGATCCCATGAAACGAGCAACCGTTGTAACCGAACTGCCGGCCAGCACCAGCCGGGATATGGACAAGTTCGTTGTCCGACTGCCGGACGGACTGAGGGCCGAGGTGGAAGCCGAAGCCAAGCGAGACTCGCGCAGCATGAACTCCTTGATCGTCGTTGCCCTGCGCGAGTACCTGCATGGCCAGCGCCGAAAGCATGCGCTCCTCGATGCTCTGACCGCTGCCGCCGGAGATCGCTGATCATGAAGCAAGCACTCATCGGCACCGCGATCAGCCTGCTGCTCAGCGCGTGCCTGTACTTCAGTCAGGGGTCGATCCACCGGTTCGCCTTCTATGTCGCGGCGGCCACGAACGTTCTCTGCTGGCTGCTGATATTCGCCGGCGGGATCAAGGGGCAAGGAGCGGCGAACCTACTCGCCCGCCCTTGGCTCTCCATCCCAACCGGCGCTCTGCACGTGGCGGCCCTGGCCCTCACAGATCACCCCGCGCTCGCGGCCTCAAGTCTGCTGGTGCAAATGGCTTGCTACGCCCTCGCCTACCAGGCGGTGCGCAGCGCCGAGCAAGGGGGTGACCTATGACCCATGCCCTGTTTAAACAGATCGATCTGACCGCAAAGCTCGGCCAGGACGGCAGCTCTCTCCAAGCCCTGAACGCGCTGCGCGTCATCCGGGAAACGGTAGCGAAGCACCTGGTCGGTGCCGAGGCTGCAGAAGAGCATCCGCTCGAGCGCGCCGTCCTGGCGCTCCGCACCATCGCCGAGTATCCCTGTCCCGAGCAAGACGACCTGCCGGCGGCGAACATGCGACAGATCGCACTGGCCGCGCTGGACGGCGCTGGAGCGAGTTCCGAACCGGGCAATCCTGGCGGCGAACCTGTTTCCGGACCGGGTAATGCCGGCGAGCGCCCCCACCCCGCGCCGGGATCGGCCCACGAGCACGCCGAACTACGCCGAATTGCTGTCGCGCTCAAGAACCCGCTGCTCAGCGGAGAGGAGGCTTCGAATCTGATGGTGCGTTACGAGGCATTGACCATGCCTGACCACATCATCGCGCTGATCGACGGACAGGCTCAGGCTACCGTTCCGAAGGGGTGGAAGCTGGTACCGCTTGAGCCGACCCAGGAAATGCTGGACGCGCGCCGCGACAGCGAGGACGGAATGGACGGCTATCTCGTTGAGGATACTGAGTACTACTTCCCGGATCGGTGTGCGGTTCGCGACTTCCTGGCATGTGTCTATCGCGGACTCCTTGCCGCAGCTCCAGCGCCTGGAGGTGAGCGATGACCATGCGCAAGGCTCTGACCGCTATCGCACTCGCCGCGCTGCTTGGCCTGGCCACTGTTGCCGCCGGCGCCGCACTCCAGCCGTTCAAGACCCTGTTCATCTGGGAGGTATGCCAGTGATGAGAGGCTCCGACATTCCACCACCACCAGGGTATCGCCCTACGCCGCTCGCCACCCTCGGCCAGCAGTTGGTCCGCCTGGGCCAGGCGATGCAGAACCCCAACACCAAGCTCGGCGAGTTGACCGAACTGGTCCAGGCCTGCGGCGTCGACCTGCGGATCTGCGACACGAACAAGGAGAGCCGGTCATGAGGGGCGCAACGTTGCACAGGCTGATCGATATCTACGCCGACAGTCGCCGTAACCTGCGCGTCCGCTTGGCGGCCCTCCGGATGTTCGTCCGCGCGGTGTGCGCCGATCGCAACACCAGCTTCGCCGAGTATCGCCAAGTGTGTCGGAGGCTCCTCAAGGGCATGCCGTTCACCGAGCAGGCGCTTGAGCGCGAGCGAGCGGCATATCTGGATCGCACCAGAGCTGCGAGACAAGCCATGGAGGAGAGCGGTGCCTGGCTTATCGGAAACTCAGCCATGATCGAGCAGGCCCTGTCGTTCGACGGTCTGTGCGATCTCCTGGGGGTGAATCGTGCCCACCGTGCCGAGGCTGCCGAGGTCTGCGCGGGCGACGCCGGAGTCGTTGGCGGCCTGCTCTGGATTGGCGGGGAGTTCGAGGACAGCGCAGACCACAAGAGCGGCCGCTCCAACCGAGGGAACACGGGGCCACTTACCGCAGCGGTCCAGAACCTGTTCCAGAAGTTCTTGCTTGAAAATCCGTCGGCCATCCCTGACCCGTTCGCCCCAGGCGGCCCTTTCTACGGCGCCCCGCGGCAGGAGATGGCGCCAGATGGAACGGTGCAGATTCGGCGACCGGCACTCACCGTCCACAGCCAGGACGGTTCAACCCGCACAGTCGAGCGAAAGCCTGAGGTCTGCGGCGCAGTGCGCAACGAAAGGAGTAAGACATGATCGAAGAGAATCACCAGGCCCCAGAACAGGAACTGGCCGGCGCCATCCGCGACCTGCTGGCACACCTGCGCGGCCCGAAAGTGGCTCCAGAGGACGAACTCTGGACCACGAAAGAAATCGGCGGGTACCTCAAGCTGTCGCCGGCAACGATTGAAGGTCGCGTGGTAACTCGACCGGACTTTCCTGACCCGCTACAGCCGTGCGGCACGGTCAAGGCGTCCAAGCGGTGGTTTGCAGTAGACGTGAAGAAATGGGCGAGGCAGAACAGCAGCAAGCTGCCGAAAGGGCGAAGGCGTTAGGCTTAAGCGAGAAGAAACGAAAAGCCCCGCGGGTGCGGGGCTTTGAATATGGCTTGCCGTGAGCGCTGAGGCTTTAGAACTCAAAGGCCTCATCAAGATCGAACTCTACGGGTGGGTGGATCGTCTTCGCGAGGAAAAGACCAACAACCTTCTCTACGTCATCCAGCCCCGTCAGCAGACTTTTGGCAGCGGCGAAGCTTGCCCCACGAGTAATCACGTCGTCTACCACAATCACCATCCGCTTTAGGGGCTGAGCAACCTCCGCAGGATCGATTGATAGAGTTCGCAGAATCTCCGCTGGGGTTAACCGGTCTCCGCTGTGCTGTGATTCGCGCACGGTTGTCTGCAAGAGGACCTGCCGTATATCAAGCCTTGGATGCTCCTGGGCCATGCGGAGCAACACTCGAACCATCCGGTCGTCATACTCTGGGTGCCCGACCGGTTTTGAGCAAGGGATCGGTACGAACGTGGCATTCTCCAAGCAGTAGTCCCATCGGAGATTGGTCTCTGCGAGCATCCGCCCCCAATAGCCCACTGCTCTGCGCTTCCAATAGAGTAAGTTCTCGGCAGAATTCGGTCGATGCTTCAGATTGAAGATCTGCTGGTTCGTTTCGCTAGCCCCGTACCTGCCACGAGCGGTGTACTCCCCAAGACAGTAGCACCGATCGTCAGGATCCAAATATCTGAACTCATCCGGATCAAGCTGAGTCAGTCGAACCATTCAGCGCATCCATGATCTGAGTGATGTTTTTGACACGAATGGCACCTTGGCGTTCGTACTTTGCCGGCCAAGTGAGCTCCGGGTTGCGGAAGCAACTCTCCAAAATGAAGAGCTTCCGCCCCTGAGCGAGCGCCGCTCTCGCTTGTACTAACGTCCCGGACGTGTTGCCGGCCTCGACGATGATTGTCGCCTGCGTGAGTGCAGACATAGTGACGTTGCGAGCAGGGAAGAAGAGCTTGTTGAACTTGTAGGTCTGCTGCTTGTAGCGCAGGAACGGGACCTGAGAGATGAGCAAGAACTTCGAGGCGATCGACTCCTGAAGTTCCTGATTCTCACGCGGGTAGAACTCGAACAACGGGGTCCCCGCCACAGCAATAGTCTTTCCGCCAGCGGAGATAGCGGCGGTGTGGGCGGCAGTATCGATACCCTTGGCCAGGCCAGACACGACAGTGAACTTTTCGCGGACCAACGCCTGCGCGATACGTTGGGCGTTCTGTACCCCCTCAACGCTTGGGCTACGGGTACCCACAATTGCCACACAGGGAGTCTCGACCAATTCCCAGTCCCCGCGGTAGTAAAGCACCTCGACCGGGTGATCGGCATCGCGGAGCTTTTTCGGGTATTCCCCAGCACCATTGACCCGGATGCCTACCTGTCGCAGCTTCTCCTCGCCCAGCAATACAATCAGCTTTTCACGGGTTGCATCGATTTCAGCCTTGGGCACCAATTCGGACGGCAATGCCCCTGGGTTCTCACGGAATAAGTTGGCGAGATTGGCAAACCATGCGCCTTGGCCGAGCCAAAGCGACTCGTATGCACACATCTCGTCCAATGGCACAACTGGCGATGTGGCGAAGAATCTGGCTAGAGCGGCACTGGTCATAGGGCTCGGGGAGAAGAGATCGTTAAGCATCCTGCTCTCACAGTCCGTGTATCGCGATGGACAGATACTATACCAAACAGCGCCAAGTGGCTTCGGGCGGGCTGTCGATACTTTCAATCAAGCCGGCTCGCCACCTCTGTTGCAGTCGCATTGTAGTAGACCATGAGCGACCGGGGATCGCGGTGTCCCGTCATCCTGGCCAGGTCGAGCACATCGAGTTTCCTGGCGAGCCTGGTGGTGGCCTCATGGCGTGTGTCGTGGAAGTTCAGCCCGTCGATTTTCTGTCTGTCCCGCACCTTCCGAAAGAGGGTATCGGCCGAGCCAGACGTCAGCGTAAACAGGTTCTGGCGCTTCCCGGCAGCCTCTACCAGAACTCGGAGCAAAGTCACTGCGCGGGAACTGAGCGGCACCTTACGGGCATCGCCGTTCTTCGTCTTGTCTAGTTCGACGTAACGGGCACTCAAGTGGACCCGGGCAGCAACGAGGCCGAGGATCTCACCCTGCCGCATAGCCGTCTCCAAGGCGATCAGGAAAGCGTAGGCAAGCTCCTGCATCTTGCCGGCCGGCGCCACGCCCTCCTGATACCCGAGCCCCTCAAGGATCAGGGCTTCCTCGGCAGCCGAAATGCGCCTGTCCCGCGGCGGGCGACTCTTCGGGCGCCGCACTTCGCGAACGGGGTTTGTCGGGCACCATCTCCACTCCCGTCGTGCCTGCTCGAACACGCTCGACAGCAACGTCATTTCACGGCGCACAGACGACGTGGCCACCGACTTCAAGCGGTGATCGCGCCAGGCCGCGATCTGATCGGCGCCGATATCACAGATGCGCTCGCCGACAAACTCCAAGTCATTGACCAGCTTGTCGAGTCGGATCTCTTCCCAGCGTTTGCCGGCCTTGGTGGGTGAGACTTCGTCCTTGTATTTCTCCAGCGCCTCCTTCAGAGTGAAGTTCGATGCCCCTTTGGGGCTCCCAACTCCCGCCAGAATCTCGGCCTCCCGCTGAGTCGCCCAGGCCACCGCCTCGGCCTTGGTGGAAAAGGTGCCGGAGTCTCGAACGCCCTTCTTTGCCACCTCGGCGCGCCATCCACCGCTTCGCTTTCTATACGTTGCCACCAC